TTGGCGAACTACGCGACGATTGATCTTTTTGCGTTTGATAGGTTTTCGAGTGTTCGCCATAATTAAAATTATCGCTTACTGATTAAGACAAACAGATCATCGACACGCTGTTCAAGTCTTGTAATTTGATCTTTGATGCTTGAGCCTGAGTTTGGCTTTAATTCATTTAAATAAGATTTAATAACCCAACGCAGACCCAGCAATAAACTTGTAGATACGGCGGTTACGCCAACGGCGATACCAACCCATTCGTTGGCTGTCATTTCGCATTGATTCCATAATCAACTTCGCTCCCTGACTTTGGATCTAATGCTTTGGCAAGAGGTGCAACCAATGCTCCAGCAAGGATTGCAAACTCTGGTCGGATGTCAGCAACAATTGCCAACAGGACAGTTATACCGGAAGCAGCCACAGCTCTTAAATATGACTTAATTGCTGCCTTGTGTTTATTGGATAGTTTCATGCGTTGCCTCCTAGTAGTGGGATGTTAAAGAACTCTGAATTATTATCTTGATCTTTTTTGAAACTGATATGAATATGGTGCAAGTGTGGATTGCCTTTGTATGATCTCCAACGCCATCCAAGCAATGGGGATGCAATACGGCTTTGATGAATTACATAACTGATGCGACCATTGGATTTCCCGTATGATCGAATTTGATCTGCCAAATATGTTGAAAGCCCTTTGTCGTCAGAAAGCCGAGCGTCAATATCAATTGCTCGCACGCATCCATTTGTGTCTGGGTTGTGATCGCTCTTTCGTGTGCTATGTCTAGCATCACCAATCCACCCATCAGATTTACGGCTACGCTCTGCGAAAGAATCATCAATCTGCTCACGCAGTTGAACAGCTGCTTTAGAGAGCCAAGGCTTCAAGATCAACCTCAGGCATTATCCAACGACAAGTTATTTCATCAAATCCAATGTTTCCTGTTGGCTCTGGTGCAATAAATGCATCTCTAACTTCATCATAAACATATCCAACGCCAGCGTAATTTTTGCGTATGTTTCCATTATATGAAGTTCTTTTACAAACTTGATTTCTAAAATTTCCATACCAAATTTCGGGAGTTATGCCATCAATTAATTCGGTTTCATCTATTCCAACAATAACTTCAATTACAACATTGTTTTCATCTAAAAATGCATAATGTGCCATTATGACCAACTCACATTTCCTGTGCCAGATGTGAACGATGTAATTTTATTTGATCCGCTGGTAGATGTCGAAAATGTTAATCCGCCACCAGGATTTGAAATAGTAAATGCACTTGGATAACTTAAAATAACAACTCCTGAACCACCTGCACCACCATCATATCCAACGCCAGCACCGCCACCTCCACCGCCTGTATTGGCAGTTCCAGCTGAGCCAGCAACAGCATTATTAGTATTAGCACCTTGACCGCCACCACCATTACCACCTGCTGCTCTTGGTGTTGCATAAGCATGACCACCTGCACCACCACCACCGCCATAATAAACTGATGATGCAGTAATTGAAGTTGCAACTCCAACACCGCCATCACCCGGGGCAGGAGTTGTTGCGCCATCTACGCCATCATCACCAGCACCACCACCGCCTCCTGATGCAGAATTTCCACCAACATTTGCACTACCTGTTCCACCTGCATAACCTTCATTTGTAGTTCCAGTTCCACCAGCTGCTGAACCAATACCACCACCACCACCGCTGCCACCTGATGCACCTGTTGTCCAATTTGCGCCATCATAATAACCGCCTCGACCACCACCGGTTGATGTAATAGTGCTAAAAACAGAATTAACTCCATTAGTCGGAGCAGTAGAGGGATTAATTCCAGCAGCACCACCTGCTCCAACAGTTACTGTGTAATTTGTATTAGGAGATAATGTTAAACCTGTTTCTAAAGTACCACCGCCGCCTGTGGCATCAACTGTACATCTAAAACCACCTGCACCACCACCGCCACCAATAAAAGCACCACCACCGCCACCGCCAGCGACAACTAAATAATTACAAGTAAAATTTCTTGGATAATTTTGGCTCGCTATTACTCCCAAAATAGACATTACGCAATATCACCCACAACATACCATGTGTCAGTTGCAACTTTAATACATGAAGCAGCTGAAAATTGTGCTCTTAATTTAGGTTGGGCTGATGTCGCACCAGTTGATGAAACAGTAGTTGTTCCGGATGTTACTGCTTTTATAGTTGTTTGACCTGCTCCAATTTGAATTACATTAATGACAGTTCCTACCGGAAAAGCAACATTTGCATTTGTTGGAATCAAAAAATCATTGGCAGAAGCAACTGACATTGTTATCAGTTTTTGGTCAGCGTCTGCCAAAACAACTGTGTAAGTTGCTGTTTGAGCATTTAAAGTTAATTTTGATCCAGCAGCATAATCATAAGCAAGTGTTAATGCTCCACTTGTGCCACCGCCGGTTAATGGGCTGTTTGTATTAACAGCTGTAATGTCTCCAACATCATTTGTGATCCAAACAAAATCCATGTCGGTGTTTGAATTCTTTGACAATATCTGACCGGTTGTGCCACCTTCAAGATCTTGCATAGATGTATCAATTGCCTGACCAAGTGTGCGAATAGCAGCTGCGCCATCCTTAACCAGATCGGTGTCGTCCGGTGTTTCCCATCCAAAATAAGTTGTGTTTGCCATATTAGGCTACTGCTCCAATCGCATTTTCCCATGTTAGTGTACCACTTAGAGTGTTCCAAGCCTCTGAGGCTGATACTTGTTCCCATTGAACTGCAACTTGGGAGAACTCGATCGGGCTCAGATTTATGGTTAAAAATAATTCGTTGAATCTAGTGCTCCAACGCCAGCCTTCAACATAACCCTCAAACTGTAAAGTTGGGGCTATCTGGACAGGCAAGTCTGTTATTCGCATTGGCTGACCCACAAAAATGCCAAGCAAGGCATCTCGGTCTGCATCATCAATGGCTGAGTTAGTCAATGGAAATGTAATGCTGTCAAACAAGGCTCTTGGATAGGATCTAAGGGATATAAACCGATTAGCGACAGATTGTGCATCGGTCGCATCATGCAAGACTGTGTTGATCGTTTCGCCTCTGTAACCAAATACCTCAATACTGTCTAAATCAATTGCGCTTACCTGTGAACCAAAGTTGTTTCCGTAATTTAGAAATACATCGTTGCGAACATCTGCGCCCCTAGTCAAAACCTTTAATCCTGCTCCAAAGGCTGTGTTTGCTGAAATCTCTGTATAGCCATTATTGGCAAGATAATTCTGTCTATGTAAAGCATCGGCATATCCAATGCGACCTTCGTTATCCTCATACAAGACACCAAATGCGCTGTCAGCAATAAGGCTTGCAATGTTGTAGACAGTATCAGGGTCAGCACTTCCGCTGCGATTTATTATTTCATAAACACCAGGGCGATCGATTTCGCCAAGTCCTAGATTTTCAGCATTTGCCCAAGTAGTTGTTGGATCATAACCTGCCCAAGTTTCAGCTGCTGGCACTTCATTCCAGTTGTTTAGGAATAAATCGGATAGCAATTCAAAAATCTGATCGCCATCATCATCTCGAGCCAATGTGCCGTCATAAATAACCTTTGGCAGTTTAGCCAATGAACCTAATGCAAGGATTGTATAAGTAAAGGTTTCCGCAACGCTACTAGCTGATGCAACCTCGGTAGTTATGTCTGTGATGTTGCCACCAAATAAAGTCCTAAAAACATTGGTGCTATCTTTGACCTGTAATGCTATTCCGTCATTAACTTGGAAATTGTAGTTTTCATTATTCAAAGCCACTAATGCAATTTGAATATAAGATGGGGTTGGTTGTGCGTAGATATCCTCACGCCCTGCTTGATGGGCTATATCAGAGATAGCGACATCGGTGTATTCCACACCATTGATGCTTAACTTATATTCAGGCGTAAAGACTGACATTATCTCGCTCTAGTAATGCCGCTGTTATAGAGCTGTGGAACTGATCTCGATGAACTCTGATTTATGACCTTTGCAACTGCTCTAGCAGCACCTTCGGAATCTACCGCTTGAACTGTAATGTTATTAACAGTTGGTGTTCGGCTTTCTCTAGTGTTTGCTGGAACTGCTGGCAATGGTGCTGCGCCAAGCATTCCTGCCTGACTTGCACTTGGAGAAACATTTGGAATGTATCCAATATCTGCTCCGGGTTTAGCAATGTTAATAAATCGAATTGCTTGATTGGCTAGTTCAGTTAATCCACCAACTACCTCTCTAACGAAATTAATGAATCCTGCAAGAATGCCGGCAAGTCCATTAATTGCTTTACCAAATGTTTCAGCACCTTTTTGACTTTCTGCTAGTCCTGCACTTAATCCTTCATCTCCAGTCAATCCTGCAATAAACGCATTTAGTGTCGGAATTCCTGTGTTGTTCAAAAAGCCAATAAAACTTTCAACTGCTGGAAGCAATGCAAAACCTAGTGATTCTTTGGCTTCATCAAATCCTACTTTTAAGCGATCAATCTTGCCTTGAAATGTTTCGGCATTAGCGGCTGCTGCGCCACCATAAAGATCTGATAGTTTCGCTTGAACTTCGGTGAAAGATAAGGTTGATAATTCTGCTTTTGATAAACCAAGTCCTAATCTGCCAAGAGCTGTGGTGTTTCCATCTTGAGCCCTGCCTAAAGCATTGGCAACAGTTTCTAATTCTAATCCTCGACCTTTAGCAATATCTAAAGCAAGGTTTAATAATTTCTGGGCTTCCTCAGTTGATTTTGTAGAAACCGCTAATCTCTGCATCGCTGGTCTAAGTTGGTCATCAGCCACGCCAGTCGCTAAAGATGTTTTAAGGATCATTGCCTCAGTTGCCGCTATTTGGGCATCAGTAGCCCCTGTGGCGGTGCGTAAAGCAGCAGCCAACCTTAACTGAGCAGCCTCATCCTCAATGGCAGCCTTGACCCCATCAACGGCTAATTTAGTGCCATAGGCAACGGCAGCAGCAGCAGCGACTGCAAATGCAGCAGCAGCCTTTTTGCCAAACTCTGAAATTTTGCTTGAATTACTTTCGACCGCTTTGTCAGCATCGCCTAGCTTCTTTTTTAAGTCATCAACATCGGCAAGGATTGATAACTTTAATGTGCGATTACCGGTAGCCATTAGACCCATTCCTTAATGATGCGATTGAAAGCCTGTTCCCATTTGTTAATCAATTCAGGCTGAATTTTGCGAAGGGTTGGATAGATGAACCAACCTCTTGAACCTCTGCCTTGCCGTCCTGAATATGTAGGGAACTGCTTGAACTTATTAGATCCAAACTCAACTCCACCCCATAGGGTTTGCGTTGTAGCACCACCTGAAAACTTTTGTCTT